GGCAACAAACAAACTTATGGAAGCAGCAGCCGATATTCTTTCACAAAGCAAGAAATCTGCTCCTTCTATGTCTATGCAAAAACCTGAAGGCGCAGGATATGTTGATTTGGGTGGACCAAAACAAGACCTAGAAGCCAACAAACCAGAAACAACTGTTGACGGTATCTATGACAAGTTCAAAATGGATGCTGCCAAAGCTGCAAAAAGCGCAACTGCTCCTACAACTAAGTCATCAAATGCTTCAGCAGAAATGTCTCACAAATCTTTACCAAAACAATTTGGTGAAGAAGAAGTTGTTGAAGATGAAGTAATTGCTGAAGAAGAAGCAGTTGAAGAACCAACTCAAGAAGAAATTACTGAGGCATGGAAAAAGAAAATGAAGGAAGATGTTGATGCATTGTTTGCTGATGACTCAACCATTTCCGAAGAATTCAAAACCAAAGCAGCAACAATTTTTGAAGCACGTGTTACTGACCGTGTTCAACAAATTGAAGAACAAATTGAATCCAAATACGCAGGTATGTTGGAAGAAGCTGTTCAAGCAATTCAAGGCGATTTGACTGAAAAAGTTGATGACTACTTGAACTATGTTGTTGAACAGTGGATGGAAGAAAATCAAATCGCAATCGAATCATCACTACGTTCAGAAATTACAGAAGATTTCATTTCTGGTCTACGTGGTCTATTTGCTGAACATTATATCGATGTTCCAGAAGATAAAGTTGATTTGGTTGATGAACTTGCTGGTCAAGTTGAAGATTTGGAAACCAAGTTGAATGAAGAAATTCAACGTGGTATCGAAGCCAAAAAAGCATTAGTAGAATCAGTAAAAAAAGAAATTACTTATGAAGTTTGCGAAGGACTAACCGATACTCAAGTTGAAAAAATCAAATCACTTGCAGAAAGTGTAGAATTCTCCACAGAGGACGAATACAAATCAAAACTTGAAACTATCCGTGAAAACTACTTCCCATCAGGCGTGAAAAAAGCTGATGCACAACAACTTCACGAGGAAATTGAAACAGACGAATCAAAAGTTGTCGCAACCGATGCTTTTGTTGCCGCCGTTTCAAAAGCAATAACAAGAACAACCTCAAAATAATAATTAGGAGATAGAAATATGTATTTGTCCGAATCACTACAAAAAAAATGGGAATCAGTTCTAGACCATCCAGAACTTCCTAAAATTGCGGATCCATACCGTAAAGCAGTAACAGCAGTTGTGTTGGAAAACCAAGCTGCTGAAATGATTAAATCTGGTCAGATGTTGTATGAAGCAACTCCAGCAAACGCTGCCGGTACCGGTGGTTTTGGTGGTAGCGCAGCAGCAGGCGGAGCTGGGTCTGTCGTTGCTCCGAAACCTCTGTGGGAAATTATGTTTGACAAGTTCGACTTGGACAAAAGTGGCACCATCGACGAAAGTGAGTTCCAGCTTCTGTGCAGAGATCTGGGAGCCGCTGTGACTTATTCTGAGCTCAACGCGGCGATGGCGCTGCTTGGCGCTGGCGCTTCCGCCATACCGAAGGACCGATTTAAGCGCTGGTGGACCTCTAATGACCGCTGGGCTCAGATTCACATCCCGGAAGAAGAGCTGGAGAAGCGTAAAGACGCGGCAGAAGTGTTCGCTGCCTTCGACAGCGACTGCAACGGCTCTATCGACGCGAAAGAGTTTCCCGCCTTCTATGCTCGCCTGGTGGCGTCTGGCCTGACCTCCAAGTCGCTACAAGCGGCGCACGAGGATTTGGACTCCGACGGCAGCGGACTAATCGACTTCTCCGAATACGTGGAGTGGCTGGCTCGAGTGGGCAGCATCCGAGTGGCCACCTGCCTCGTGCAAGTGGCGCTTCCGGCAGGCTGGGTCGAGGCTCACGACCCGCGAGGCGTTCCTTACTACGTGAACAACTATACAAACCACGCGCAGTGGAACCGCCCTCAATGAGCTGGGAAACGCCTGTCTGCAATAAACTTTTTGTTCTTATTGCGGTTGTCATTGCGTATTAATTGTAGTA